TCACAGAGATTATGAATAAAGCATTAACGATACAAGCTGATGCAGTTAAAAAGTATGACGGTATGGTAGATAAATATATTGGTGATGCAATGATGGCTATCTTTAATGCACCAATAGATGTTCCTGACCATGAGACCAAAGCCATCCTAGCAGCCCAGAAAATAAAACAAGATATGGCAAAAGCCGATTTAGGAATAGAGATAGGTATAGGAATAAATACAGGAGAAGCAGTCGTAGGTAATATGGGAAGTGATACACGTTTTGATTACTCTGCTATAGGTGATGCAGTTAATTTAGCTGCAAGGTTAGAGAGTTCTACTAAAGAAGTTGGAGAAGATATAGTTATTGGATATACAACTGCCATGAATTCTACCATAAAAACTAAATATTTAGAACCAATAAAGGTGAAAGGTAAAAAAGATGAGATAATTATATACACAATTGAGTAAATCCTCTGAGACAAACAGAGAACTTGTGTATTTAAAAGTTGTACAATCTGAAGCAAGTGTATTAACTACCTAGAGATATGTCAATACACGTAGCCTCATGATGTCAATTTTCTTTAATCTGTGAATTTCCTAGCATTTAAGTTAGCTTCGATATAATTATGTACTTCATCTAGTTTTTTAGTAGCTTCTCTTATAACTGTCTGTAATGTAGCATATTCTTCTACACTAAAATACTTTTTTAGTTCAGTAATATCTACCGAAGTTCTTTCAGTAACTAAGTTACCTGCTCTATTATAAATAAGTTTGTAAGCTAAGAGGGTAGCTTCATCCCTTTTGATTCTCATTTTTCTATTCCTGTAAATTTAATTGTATCTTGTCTCCCTCTTAGACCTGCTTTCATATATGTAGTAGCACGACCTTCAAAGAAGTTCTGATGCTCTACGCCTGTTACTTCGTCAATCCAACCTAAAGGATTTTCACGTTGGTCGTAGTTTGTCTTAAGACCAAGTTGTAATAATCTTCTATCAGCTATGTATCTATTGTAAGCATACATATCTTTTTTAGTTAGTCCTTGAATATCTCCCATGTCAAACACAAGGTCAAGGAATTTATCTTCAAGTTCTACCATATGTCTACATATTTCATATAGTTCTTTCTTGAAATCATCTGTCCATATTTCTATGTTCTCTTTTATAAACTCTCTGAATAATTTTGTCATTGCTTCAACATGCATAGACTCATCACGTATAGAATAGGTAACTATCTGACCCATGCCTTTCATCTTACCGAACCTTGGAAAGTTAAGTAGAATAGCAAAGCTACTGAACAACTGTAGTCCTTCTGTAAAAGCTGAATAGACTGCTAAAGTTTTTGCAATAGTTTTCTTGTCAGATTTTAAAGGCTTAAACTCCCCAACGTAATCGTGTTTGTTAGCCATCTCTTCATACTCCGAGAAAGCTTTGTATTCTATTTCAGGCATACCGACTGTATCTAACAGTAAGCTGTAAGCATCTTGGTGTATTGATTCCATGTTAGCAAAGGATGACATCATCATTCTTGCTTCAGGTTTTTTAAAGATAGGCATATACTTATCTATGTAGCCCGAAGCTACGTCAACATCGGACTGTGTGAACAGTCGGAAAATTTGTGTAAGTAAATGTTTTTCTTCAGGACTTATATCCTGCCAATCTTTTACATCTGTATGTAAAGGAACTGATTCAGGCATCCAATGCATTTGGTTTTGTAGTTTGTAATATTCATACATCCATGGATATTCAAACGGTTTATAATAATCTCTAGTTTTTAATAAGCTCATAATTTTTCCTTACCCTTCACACGCTATGCATTCCACGTCATCTAAACGAATCCTTGGAACTTTTGTGTTTACATTCTCTACGTTTCTTGCTGCATTAGTTCTAAAGTAATACAACGATTTTAATTTATTCATACCATACCAGTGTACATCATTCACATATTGCATGTATTCATCATGCACTTCTTGTGGTTCTGTACTTTTAGGTAAAGTAAAGAATAGGTTGACGGACTGTGCTTGACACACAAACTCCTGTCGTTTAGAAGCATGTTCTATAATCCATATTTGGTTTATTTCGTTTGCTGTTTTAAATATTTCTTTTTCATCATCAGTAAGTATAGCTAAGTGTTGTACTGAACCTTCGTTGGCTGATATATCTTTCCAAACTTTATCTAACTCTTTTCCTTTTAATCCTTTAGCTTTAAGAACCTTTTCAAGATACTTGTTCTTAACTTGGTAAGAGCCGGATAAGGTTTTGTGAGTATAGCAATTAGCCCTATAAGGCTCAATACTAGGGGAAGTACCACTACATATAATCCCACTACTAGCATTAGGAGCAATAGCCATAAGGTTAGCGTTACGCTTCCCCGACCCATGGATATCAGGAGCTTCCCCACGTTCAATAGCCAATTCTTTAGTAGCTTGTTTTGCTTTAGAGTTGATGTAAAGAAATGCTTTATAGTTGAAGCCAGTTGCATAGATACCTTCAAAAGGTATGTTCCTAGATTGGAGATATGCATGGAAGCCCATTGCACCCAACCCCAAGCTTCTTTCTCTATACGCCGAATACGCAGACTTAGTATATCCTTCTTTACCTTCTCTAACATATTTTTGAAATCTTTTAAAATTTGCACTATACTCTCCTAACTGTGTTGTGTCTATTGCATTGTCAATATAATGTTGTAGTATATTATCAAGCATGGTTATTAAATCTTGTATAAAGTTATCATCCTTTGACCACTTATCAAAGTGTTCTAAGTTGACAGAAGATAAACAACATACTGCTGTTCTTTCTTCATCAGTTGGTAATGTAATCTCAGAACATAAATTACTTTGTCTTATTTTTAATCCTAAATCTTTTTGTGCTTTAGGTAAAGCTTCATTACATGTATCAATGTTTATCATGTAAGGCTCACCTGTCTCTGCTCTAGCATGAATGATTTGCCACCATAAGTCTCTAGCATTTACTATCTTAACAGCTTCATTAGTTTTAGGGTCAATCAATCTCCAATCATCATCAGTCTCTACAGCTTTAAGAAAAGCATTAGTAATGTTAATACCATTGTGAAGATTAAGATTCTTTCTGTTGATATCTCCACCCGATTCTTTTCTCATGTTTATAAACTCTTCAATCTCAGGATGGCTTATATCCATGTAAGCTGCATAGCTTCCACGTCTTGTTGTGCCTTGATTAAAGGCTAACATCTGTGAGTCTACAACGTGGATGAAAGGAATGCTTCCAGTAGAACGACTGCCATGAGTAGTTGAAATACCGTTGCTCCTAATATCGCCCCAATATCCACCGATGCCTCCACCTGAACTCGCCAACCATATATTCTCATCATAGTGAGCAGATAAACCACTCCTACTGTCAGGAACATAATTGAGGAAGCAACTGATAGGAAGCCCACGACTTGTACCCCCGTTACTAAGTATAGGAGTGCTGAACATGAACCAACGAGAGGAAGAGTAGTTGTAAAGTCTTTGAGCCAGTTCAAAATCTGTCTCGCCTTTGTATGTGGCTCCGAAGACCGAGGCTCTTGCGAATGCTTCTTGTGCATGTGTTTCTCCTTCCCAAAAATATCTATCTTTGAGTGTATCTAAACTAAATTTATCAAATGTTTTTTCTTTGTCGTAGTCTATTTCAATTCCTAAGTAAGGCTTAGTTCCTATTTTATCTTCAACCATTATCTTGTTCCTTGTTGTTTACGTAAATGGCTATTATAGCATAATGTATAATTTTATACAAGTCTAAATTGTTCTTTCCATCCTTCTTTCCAAACCTCATAGCATACTTCATAATGTTTCCCATACAAAAACCTTCTCCATATCCTGAATCAATAATCATATCTGTTGCTTGATACTTACCATTAGCATAGTGTTGAGCATATGTATTACCTATGTATGCTTTCAACTCATTTAAAAGTTTATCTTCGTTAAATTTATAATTCACTACTCTTCCATTCCTTTGGTAAACTTTCTTCGTTATACCATTTAAAGTTATTTGTTTCTGCCCATTCTGCATGAGTTCTTTTTGTTCCATCTTTTCTTACCTTTGCTCCCGGCATTGGAGAGAAAGGCTTTTGGAAAAGAAAAACTAACTCATAATTATCAGGTAAAGCATTCCTAATATGTATGTACTTACTATACTCTGCGTAGTCCCAGAACCTACCTTTAGCTTCAATCAATATTGTTTTATCATCTATAACTTTTACAAAGTCAGGTTCATATGTATGTTTAACTACATATTTTATGTTGTCCCAATGATGACTCCAATCTTTTAAAACTGTTTGATGTATTTCATATTCCCAAATGCTATCATAACCTTTAGGAACATTTACTTTTTTAGGTCTAGGTTTTCTTGGTACTCTTCTAGGCATTATCAATAGAAGAATCGTAGTTCTTAACTAGCTTCCAGTATTCAAGTATAGCATTAAACATACCTAGATGTCTTGCATGAGACTCTTCATCCCAAACATGAAACAATATTAATCCTGTATCAGCCCTGTCTACAAAGATAGAAACTCTCTGTGGATTATCAAAGCCACAGCCCTGTGCATAAGCAGACAACTGCATACCGTGTTCATCATATACTAATTTAGCAGGGTCTTTGCCTTCTAAGTTATCTTTAGTTTTAAAGTCAACAAAGATTCCAGACTTAGAATATAAATCTATTTTACCACCATAGCCTGAATCAGCACAGAAAGAATCCTCTGCTAACCATTCTTCATCAGGAAAGTTTTCATCTAACCAAGCCTTGATAAGTTTGTAAGGTTTAGTTTTAGATATACCTAAGAATCCTTTTTCAATTTGATAATGAATCTTAGTACCTTTCTTTGCAGCATCCATGCCAACCTTCTTTGAATCCATCTTACATCTGTAAGCAAAAGACTCAAGAGATTCTCCCTTATTTTTTTTAAGGGTGAGTGCAGAATTTAAAGCTTGATTTATCTTCCAGTTTTCTAATGATGGTTTAGCTATCATACCTAGTATGGTAGTAACTGAAGGTACAAGTCCTAGATTTTTAGCATCTCTAAGAGTTGTGTTTCTTTCTTTACCATTAGCACCTATGATTGTGTACATAGGTTCTCCGTCTTGAGCATACCAATGACCTGACTCAGACGTAAATTCATTATAGCTATCTATTTTAGTTTTGTCAATAAGTTCTTCTTTTTTATTTGTCATTATGTTCCACCCATCTTAATTTTCTTGTATCAGGTAAGTATAATAAATACCTAACGTCTGCTTTTATTTGTTTTTTAGTTCTTGTTGTTCTTGATGTATAAGAATCTTCAGTTCTGTAATCTCTTCTAGCAGTCTTAACATCTATCAATGTTATATTTCCTTTAGGGTCTCGAGCTACTAAGTCAATGAACCCATCACACCCACAGTTTTTAAATACTTCATAGCCATTATCCCATAACCAAGTGACTGCATAAAATTCTGCAAGGTCTCCTTTTCTATTTGTTGAATGTTTTTTAATGGGTTTCATACCAATTCTCTCCTATTTTATATTCTCCTGTTAGAGGACAACGCATATTAAAATACTCACTTGCTTTTTTAATAGCTTCAACTCCAAGCCTACCTACAAAATCTGCTTGAGATTCTTTTACTTGTATCTGCCATTCATCATGGATGTTAGCTACAAACTTAGCATCAAGAGCATTTAAGTTTATTAAATCTTGTAAGATACACATGGCTTTCTTCATAACTATAGCACCACCACCTTGTAATAAAGTATTAAGTGCAGCATGTTGACTACGTACATATATCTTACGACCATCTAAACCTTTGAGGTATCCACGTTCAGATGCTTTCTGTACTTTTTCTTTTAGATTTTTAAGTGACGGTAAGTTCTTGAAGAAAGTTTGTTTGAGTTCTTTACCTTTCTTTAATCCACCACCTGCAACTGAACCTATCTTAGCATCACCTGCACCATAAACTAATGCATAGATAAATGTCTTAGCTTGGTCTCTTGTTTTAAGACCTGCAAGTTTTTGATTGGTAGTATGTATGTCTCCATTAATTACTTCTTCAATGTAATCGGAGTCGTTCATGTAATGTGCTAACATTCTAAGTTCTAAAGAACTAGCATCTATACCTACAAGTTTATAACCTTCAGGTACAGTCCAACATGAACGACACTCTTTACCATATGGAGAACCTGCATTTGGAACTTGTGCCATGTTAGGATTTCTATGTGTCATTCTACCTGTAATAGTTCCATTAGGTATTACACTACCATGAACTCTATCATCTTTAAGTTCGTCTATCCAAGATGTAACTTGTGCTATTCTCTTTTGATATAAAAGAAAGTCTGCAATAAGTTTAGCTTCTCTGATGTGTTCAATCTTTTTCAAAGTACCTTCATCAACTATCGGCTGACCTGTAGGTGTAAACTTAACAGGCTTCCAACCAAAGTCTATAAGATATTCACCAATCTGTTTACGACTGCCGAGATTAAAGTCAACTAACTTCTGTCTCATAAATGGTTCAACATTTTGAGTTTTGATACACTTATCATATTCTTCATCAGTCAATCCACGTTTAGATAACTCACCATCTTTTTTAACATAAGGAGTTACTAACTTATCATCAACTAACTTAGGCTTGAATGTATTGTGAACTTCATCTTCAACAGCAAGTTGCTTTGCTTTAAGTTCAGCAAGAAGTTCCATAGCTTGTTGAGTATTAAAAAAGAATCCAGTCTTCTCTTGTTCTTTTATTATCTTAGCAACTTCATGTTCAAGTTTAACAGAGTCAGGACTAAATATCTTTCCTTCTTTTATAAGATAATTATATACAGCTTCATTTAACTTAACATCTTGAATACAATACTCTAACATTTCAGGAGTATAGGAATCAAAGTCTTCAGGCTGTTCTTGTTTTAACATACCAACTCTCCAACCCCAAGCTTTTAAAGCGTGTCCATTCTCACGGACAGGATTAAATAGTCTTGACATAACTAATGTATCTTCTATCTTACAATTAAACTTAGCACCATAAAGTTTTTCTAGTACAGGTATATCATAACCTATAATGTTGTGACCTATAAGTGTGTCAGCTTGTTGTAAAAATTTAATTCCTTCTTCTATCTGTGTGTTATCAAATGTATGTATCTTACCATCTAGTTCTTTGGCTACAATACACCACACATTATTAGGGTGAAGTCCATCAGCTTCTATGTCAAATACTATTTTAGAATTGTTCATTGTCAAATGTTTCCTCCTCTGATACTTCAAACAATCTACCAGTATCAGGATTATATCTAAGACCACAAGCCAAACCTGTATCACCTGTGTATCTAGATTTTAATACACGAACCTTAGTGGTGTTTGCTTCTTCCGGATTAGTTGCCTGTTGATTTCTTTCCAGTGCAATTACACAATCCGATAGCTGTGCTATACCTTGTGAGCCTTTAAGGTGAGACAACGATACTTCAATACCTTGCTCGTGTCCTTTATCACCTGCTGCTCTACGTAAGTGAGATACTAATATCATACCAACGCCTGTCTCTTCAACAAGACTACGTAATTTATTCATTAGCATATCAATACCACGTCTTTCATCACCTTCATGAAGAACATTGACAAGCATATGTAAGTGGTCAACCACGACCCATTTACATTCACATCCTACAATAATATATCTAAGCTTGGCAAAGATATCATCAATGTCAGTAGCACCTAAATGAGAATGGATAAACACCCTACCTTTAGGTATAGTCTTATCAAACAAACTCATAAGGTCATCGTCTGTATAATTCTTACGCTTCTCTGATAAGTATATCCTGTCGTTAGCTTCGATAGATAAAATACCATCAGCAGTTCTTAGCCAGTTCTCTTCAAGTGCTACGATACCTACATTGTCTTCTGTATTCTTAATAAGCCAGTGTTCTAGTTCTCTTGTCACACTAGACTTACCGAGACCTGTGCCACCTGTAAGTGTGACCAGTTCTCCTTTACGCATACCATAGAGTTTCTTGTTCAGTCCCTCCCAAGGATATGCAATACTCTCTTTCTCTTCTCTATGTAGCCATTCATTCTTTTGAGATGAAAGCTCCATGATACCTGAAGGAGTGTATGTTTTAGAGTTCCACCAAGCTTGGGTAAACTCTTGGAACTTCTTTTGTTTAAGCATTTCGTTTGCATCTTTAAATCCATTTGGGAATGACATGATTCTAGTTTTGTTAGGCTTAAGTATTTTAGCTACAGCTTTAGCTGCATCTTTACCTGCCTTGTCATTATCAAAACATAGAACCACATTGTCAAATGATTCTACAAACTCAATGCTCTCTCGTATATCTCTAACAGCAGAGGAAGCTCCACGCTTTAAAGATACTACCGACCACTTACCTTGGAAGAGTTCATGTACTGCCATAGCATCACACTCTCCTTCAGTAATAGTCAGGTACTTACCCCCTGTATTTCCATACAGTTGCTCTCCAAATAAACCTGTGTCCTCAAATGTTCCATTACATGAAAAGTTCTTATTAGCTACGAACCTTGTCTTAGTACCTACAATTTCATTACCATTAAAGTAAGGGTAAATATGTTGTGTCACATTGTTGTTTCTATCCTTTACCATCTTAACACCAAACTTAGTTGCTGTGTTTTCAGAGATACCTCTGTCAGTCAAAGCACCATAAGCACCAGTGTATGATGTAAGGAATGTGTTATCGGGTTTTGGTTTACTCGTCATTTCAATTACCTTTCCTGTTGATTCATTCTCATAGTCTGTAAAGAATGTATTACAACTAAAGCATTTAGCAGAGCCATTCTCATTGAGAGATACAGCATCACTGCTACTACATTTAGGGCAGGGTAATTTGTGTTTAATAAATTGAGTTCTTTCTTGTTGCATTCTATCTCCATTAGAAATGTGGCTAGGCTTTTACACCTAGCCGAGTTATATTAAGATACCTCGTTTAAAGATTCCTCTTCGGTTGAAGTTTCTTCTTCATCATCTTGTTCAACTACTGCTTCAGGGCTTTCCTTTAGCACAGCTTCAAGATTATTTTGATGACCTTGTGAAGCATAGTTCAAAGCTTCGACCAGCACATTCAAAGTACCTATCTTACTGATAGATATGTTAGCACCTGCTCTCTTCTGCTCGTCTTTAATCTTTGAAACATCATAGACTGATTCACCGTCATCATTTTTAATAGTAATAATCATATTAAAATTCCTCGTCATTATCAAAAAATTCAGAGCCATCAGATGATTTATACTCTACCAAGTCTACGATTTGAACAGCTTGTAAGTCAAGACCTTTCCCTGCCTTACCTTTCCATTCCCAATCGTATTCATTATATTGGACTCTAACCTTAGAGCCATTACCTACAGCAAGATGTACTTCCTGTTTGTTTTGGTCTAGTAATCTAGGAGCAACTCTGACCATACCATTTGGTCCATTTACTTTTCTCTTGATTACTATAGCAGAACCTTCATCCATCTGCTTAATGGTATGTCCACGAGAAGCAAAGTCATTTGCTGTCTCTTCATCAACAACTAAGTTGACTGTGTACATAGGTTCAAATGTGGTATTAGGCTCTTTAATACTTGCCCAATACGCAGTTCCTTCTACTATCATATTTACCTCCTACGGTTTAGTTAATAGTTCGTTAAAAATTGAGAGAGTTTCGAGCTGACTACTCTCGGAGTCATGGACTGAAGCCAAACCAAATCGTTTACATTTGGAGATAGAGGGCTTAAAGTTCTTTGGTTGCTCGATGTCATGTTGCACATTCTACACTAAGTTTTGGTGAATGTCAAGCATTATTTCATTTAATGTATAACTACTTTCATCACATAGTCTTACAGTATAGGTGTCATCATCTTTGCCCCACCTAACTTCATAAGCTATTTTGTTTTCATATAGTTCTTTACCATTCTCTCTTATCCAAGCTTCAAATTTTCTATACTCATCTTCAGTTAATCTTTTAAATTCAGTTTCCATTATATCTCCGTGCTGTTTGCTATTTCTTTTAACATATTCCAACATCTTTCATCTTGTTTATTTTTTGTATCTATATTTAATCCAATCAAAGCAATCAACAAAGCAATAATTATTCCTATATAGTTTATATCTTTTATATTAAATTTCATTTTCTATCTTATCCTTTTTTCTTTTATCATTATATTTAGTGACAACTCTACCACTATTATATCCTGTAGTTTCTGTTGTCCACTTACCCTCTGCAAATTTAACCTCTATAAATTTTATAGAGTTATCAAGTCTTTCTTGTTTTAATTTTTCTTTTTGTTTTTGTACTATATCAGTGTGTTGAGTCATGAACTAAGTCCTCTATTGTTTTGAAAGCATCAGACAATACAGACTCGTCTATGTTTTCTTTTAAGTTTCTCAGGTAGTCAATGTCCATATCTTTAACATCCCACACTTTACCATCTAAAGTTCTTGTGATTGTTTTGATATCCTCAACCATGTCTATACCTATCATACTATCTACAGCAGAATACACAGAGCTACACCAAGTCTTAAGACTATCTGATTCTCCATTGATTACTACATCTATTACGTATTCATCCATTGCCTGATACCTCCATCAGTTCTTTGTATGTTGTTATGTTCGGATATTGTTTTAAGTATTTCATTATCCATTTGTCTGTCATGTATGACATATGTAATTGCCCTTGACCAAAAGCATGTGTCTGTTCAGGAAGTAATCCCTCAACATTATCAACTGTAATAGTCGTGGCTTGTTCATCAGGCAATAAAGTTTGTAGCCACTCAACCTGTATAGGTTTGACTAGCTTTCTAAGTTTCTTAATTTGTTTTGCGTTCACACTAAACTCCTATAAATAATTTAATTAATCCTGTAAGTAATACAAAAGTTGCTACTGCATTTAATACTATCAATGCTCTATCGTTCCACATTAATCCTACTATAGTCCACATAAAACAACCAATAAAACTTAGCACTAAATCTATTTCAGTAAAGTTTTGAACAGACCTAAAACAAATTGCCAGTATTATAAAGCAACTAGCAATCCATTTTATATACCAATCGGCTGTCTTTTTTT